CGGGGATACTATTGATGTCACCATTGATCTCGGTTTTGATTTATTCAAGAAAGAAAGAGTTAGAATTGCAGGAGTTGATACGCCAGAGAAAAGAACAAGAGACTTGGAAGAGAAGGCATTGGGATTAGATGCTACTGATTGGATGAAAAAACATTTGGAGGATACAATTGCAGGAGATGAAGAACTCACTATTAGAACTGAACTTAAGGGTGGCATGGGGAAGTATGGCAGGCTTCTTGGTTGGCTCTATGTTGGCGAGGATACTGTTTCCTTAAATGAACAAATGATTACTGAAGGTTATGCATGGAGTTATGATGGCGGCACTAAACAGAAAAATTTTGAGGATCTACGTGAAATTAGGAGATCGTTTGGGACTCTGGCAGAGTAACGATCAAGTAACACTCAACATACAGGGTGTTACCACCAGACGATTATATGCTGAGTGGATTATACCAAAGGAGGAATACGAGAAACATGGAACTTAACGAAGAAAACGTACTCATAGTATTAGAGGAACTTGTTCCATATATTGAAGCTGATGGTGGATACCTTCAACTTTATGATATAGAAGATGGATATGTTAAAGTAAAATTAGGTGGTGCATGTGAGACATGTGCTATGAGTACCATGACTTTAAAGCAAGGTATAGAACGTAAACTTATGGAAGAAATTCCAGATGTTAAAGGAGTTGTACAAGTATTGTGATTGTAGTTAACGGTGAAAATATCAGGATATTCACAATTATGGTATTGTTTTTAATTTGGATATTGATTTTGAATACTCCATCTGCTAAATAAACTAGTTTGATTAAAAATAATGACAAGTCTGATTGACCCAAAAGAATTTACGGATGCAGTGACCGAGTTACGGTCATTTTTTTTGTCTAAAAACTTTTATGAAGTACATACACAAAATCGTTTAAGTATACTTGCTGCCTGTGAAGACCCTGAAACAGTAGCAACATACAATTACGGTGGTAATATTTGGCCACTACCACAAACAGGTCAGATGTGGTTAGAACATGAACTCCTTTCCAATCCTTCAGCAGAAGGATTTTTTTGTGTCTCAACCTCATATAGGGCAGAACCTGATCCTGTACCTGGAAGACACGAAACAATCTTTCCTATGTTTGAGTTTGAGATGAAGGGAGGTGTCAAAGAACTACAAGATATGGAAATAGAATTGTGTAGATGGTTAGGTATACCATTAGATGAATCTAAGATTAAGACCTATGATGACTGGGGTAATAAATTTAATACTAAAGAGTTAGATCATGACCACGAGAAGAAGATTAGTCGTGGTATGATTACTGATTTCCCTGAGTGGACATCACCATTCTGGAACATGTCTAGGAACGATGATGGAACCAGTAGGAAGATTGACGTTATATTGAATGGCATGGAAACTATCGGTAGTGCTGAAAGGAGTACCGACAAGAATCAGATGAGAGATACTTTCTACACCATATCAGATGGTGGGTATGCTCAACTTATTATTGATAAGTTTGGTAAGGAAAGAGTAGAAGATGAACTTGAGAAGTTCCTTGACTTTGATTTCTTCCCTAGATCTGGAGGAGGTATAGGAGTCACTCGTCTAATCTCAGCTCTTAAATAAGAGCTCTTTGTGAGGTGACGAAACTGGTAAACGTGGCAGGTTGTTTCCCTGCTGTCTCTGGCGGGACTTGGTGGTTCGACTCCACCCCTCACAGTTCTTGGATAAATATATAGGTAAAGAGTCTGTGTATGGCAGTAAAAACTGAGGTATATCTTGGTAACCCCAACCTGAAAAAGGCAGGTACTGAGATACAATTTACAAAGAAACAAATTAAGGAATGGATCAAGTGTAAGCAAGATCCATTATACTTTGCATGTAACTACATGCAGATCATTAACTTGGATGAAGGTCTTGTACCTTTTGAAATGTATGGTTTTCAGAAGGAAATCTTAATGGATTTCCACAACAATAGGTTTAACATTGCAAAACTCCCTCGGCAGACAGGTAAGAGTACGACTGTTGTGGCTTACCTTTTACATTACGCTATTTTCAATGATAGTGTCAATATCGGTATACTCGCTAACAAAGCAAGTACTGCTAGGGAACTACTTGGAAGACTCCAATTAGCATATGAGAATCTGCCAAAGTGGATGCAACATGGAATATTAGTATGGAACAAAGGTAATGTCGAACTCGAAAATGGATCAAAGATTCTGGCTGCTTCTACGTCTGCAAGTGCTGTCCGAGGCATGTCATTCAATATCTTATTCCTCGACGAATTCGCTTTCGTTCCGAACCATGTTGCAGAACAATTCTTTGCATCGGTTTATCCTACTATTACTTCTGGTAAGTCAACGAAAGTAATAATCATATCCACTCCTAATGGAATGAACCACTTCTATAAGATGTGGGAGGATGCTAGGAATGGTAAGAATGATTATACTACTAACGAAGTACATTGGTCACAAGTACCTGGCAGAGATGCCAAGTGGAAAGAAGAGACATTAAAGAACACATCTAAGAGACAGTTCGCACAAGAGTTTGAGTGTGACTTTCTTGGATCTGCTGATACTCTTATCGCTCCATCTAAACTACAAACTATCCCATTTGAAGATCCTATATTAAGCAATGCTGGACTTGACGTATATAAGCGAGCAGAAGAAGATCACGAATATATTATTACTGTCGATGTTGCCAGAGGAATCGGTGGCGACTACAGTGCTTTTGTCGTGTTTGATATCACCACTCTCCCGTATCAAATCGTTGCCAAGTACCGTAATAATGAAATTAAACCTGTCATGTTTCCCTCCGTGATACTTCAGGTATGTAAGGAATATAACAATCCTTATGTATTAGTTGAGGTGAATGACATAGGAGATAGTATAGCAGCAACAATGAATTATGATTTGGAGTATCCAAATGTATTAATGTGTTCTATGAGAGGTAGAGCAGGTCAGGTAGTAGGTCAGGGATTCTCAGGTAATAAGACTCAGTTAGGAGTTAAGATGAGTATCACTGTGAAGAAGCAAGGATGTGCTAATCTTAAAGCAATTATAGAAGATGATAAATTAACATTTAAAGACTTTGATATATTAAGAGAACTTACAACATTCATTCAAAGAAAACAAGCATGGGAAGCAGATGATGGATATCATGATGACTTAGTGATGTGCTTAGTAATATTTGCATGGTTGTGTATGCAAGATTATTTTAAAGAAATGACTGACATGGATGTCAGAAGAAGAATCTATGACGAGCAAAGAAATCAAATAGAACAGGACATGGCTCCATTTGGATTCGTTGATGATGGACAAGGAGATGATACTTATCTAGATGCAGAGGGAGATCTCTGGGCATATGGAGACAAAGAGGAAGTTGTTTCTTACATGTGGAATTTCTGAATGAACTTTTTAAAATTCTAAATACTTACAGGTAAATTCGGTATTATCAGAGGTAAAAACATGGCAAGTCAAGTCTCGCCTGGAATTGTTATTAAAGAACGTGATTTATCCAACGCGGTTGTACAAGGAGCTTCATCAATAACTGGTGCTTTTGCTTCTTCATTCCGTGGCGGACCCGTAGGCAAAATTACACCAATTGGTTCAGAGAGAGATCTAATTGATACGTTTGGAGCACCAGCTGAGGCAAATGCTGCTGATTGGTTAGTAGCATCAGAATTCTTGCGTTACGGTGGGAAACTAGCAGTAGTACGTGCTGCAACAGGAGTTCTCAACGCAACATTAGATGGATCCGCAGTTCTCATTGCAGACAAGGATGCATTCGATGCTGGTGTTGGAGCAAGCGAACAGTTCGCTGCAAGAAGTGCAGGTGCTGATGGCAACAACCTTAGAGTTGTTGTTGTAGATAACGGTCCTGACAAGAAGGCAGTTAAAGCAGGTCATGGACTATCAGTTGGAGATGCAGTTGATGATGGTGTCACAAATGATCATCAAGTAACTCATGTTATAGATGCTAATACAGTTGGTATTCGTTCAGGTAGTGCTGCTGCTGCAACAGGTAACAGTTATACAATTACTGATTTCACTGCATCTGATTGGAATGCACTTCCAATTGGTTCAACAGGTTTAACATATAAAGCAATTGCTCCTCGTCCAGGAACATCTGCATTTGCATCTGAGCGTTGGCTTTCTAAAGATGAAGTTCATGTAGCAGTTGTTGATGAGAGCACAAATACAATCGTTAGAGACTAACATATCTTTCTAAGATTTCTGATGGTAAGACACCTGAAGGTGGATCATCATATTGGAGAGATGCTGTTAATCAATCATCATCTTATGTTTATGCTGCTGGACTTGCTGCTGGACAGCAAACAACTCTAGGAGAGGATCCTGGTTCTGCTGCTGCATCTTATGGTGCAACATCTGGATCACCTAAGACATTCTCTGCTGTTCGTGGAGATGCTGGTGGATCATTATCTGGTGGTACTGATGACTATGCATATACTGCTGGAGAAATCAATGCAGCATATGATCTATTTTTAGATACAGAAGAGACAGAAGTTGATTTAATCATTAGTGGTGGTGATGCTGCTGATGAAACAGATACTAAAGCAAAAGGTGCTAACGTCGCTGCTGTTGCTAATAGCAGAAAGGATTGTGTAGCATTCATTTCACCTTGGACTGGTACACAGGTTGCAACATCAGGTGGTGCTGCATTATCTCCTGCTGATCAGTTAAGCAATACAGTTGATTACTTAAGTGGTATTGCTTCTAGTTCATATGTTGTTCTAGACAGTGGTGTTAAGTATACATACGACAGATTCAATGATAAGTATCGTTGGATTCCATG